GAAATACATCAAAAGGCAAAAAATAAACAAGAAGGATTTGAGATCGATGGAGAAATTGACTCAGAAACAGATATATAATATCTGTATTAAATTGATAGATAATATTCCACAAATATTGAACACATTTAAAATTGACTATATAGAATATCCAAATAGATTTTCATTTCCTTGTCCAGTACATGGTGGTGATAATCCAGAAGGATGTAGTCTATTTGTTGATGGAGATTCAGCTAAAGGTAATTGGAGATGCTGGACACATAATTGTCAAGAAGAATATACTAGTAATATTTTTGGATTTATTAGGGGGGCTATGTCTCATACGCGAAGAAAAAAAATCTCCTTGAATGAGACTTTATCATTTTGTGAAAATATACTTGGTGCAAAATTGAACCACTCTGATATAGAAATACCAACCAAAAATCTAGATATATTAGAAGTCTTTACAAGAAAACCACAAGATATAGCCAGTGAATTATCTAGATCGCAAGTTAGATCCAAATTAGATATACCATGCCAATATTTTATTAATAGAGGATTCCTGCCAGAAACATTAAATACATTTGATGTTGGTATTTGTAGAGAAAAAAATAAACCTATGTCTGGAAGGTCTGTAGTACCAATATATGATCAATCATATAAATATGTTGGATGTGCTGGTAGAGCATTAAGTAACGATTTACAACCCAAATGGCTATATAGCAAAGGCTTTAAAAAAGCTGTGTTATATGGTATGCATATAGCTAAATATGATATATTACAAACTGGTAACATAATTTTGGTAGAAGGTCAGGGTGATGTATGGAGGATGCACGAAGCTGGATATAAACAAACAGTAGGTATTTTTGGTTCCAGTATCAGTGATGATCAACTATTACTAATGGAAAATAGTGGAGCATGTAATGTAATTATATTAACGGACTCAGATGATGCTGGTGATATGGCCTATAAACAGATAGTCAAAAAATGCGGTCGTAGATTTAATTATTATCGACCACGAATTTCAGCCAAAGATGCTGGCGATATGAAAATATCAGATCTACAGAAAGAACTAGCACCCCAACTAAAAGGAGTAATTGATGCAAACTAGAATTTTAGCTTTTGCTGGTCATAAACAGGCTGGAAAAACCACATGTTCTAATTTTTTACATGGCTATCAACTTAGGGCTAATGGCGTGATTGATGGATTTGATATTACTACAGATGGAAAGCTAGTTATAAAAACGGCCATCATAGACGATGACGGCAAAGAGAAAGAAGGATTGGGATTATTAGAGACTAACAGATTAGATGCAGAGTTTGCAGAGTGGGCGGTATATAATATGTGGCCGTTCATTAAGAACTATTCATTTGCCACTCCGCTCAAAGATATTTGCATTGGTCTATTTGGTTTGCAACAAGAAAATATATATGGCAATAATTCCATGAAGAATGCGAATACATTCTATAGATGGGAAGATATGCCATCTGTTATTACAGATAAAGATTTACTTACCAATCCAGAAATAAAGAAATTAGTAGATAGTGGAATATTACATTACCATCAAAAAGGCAAGATGACACACAGAGAATTTTTACAATTCTTTGGCACAGATATATGTAGGAAAATATATGAAGATATTTGGTATAGTAGATTATTGAATGACATTAATCATGAACAACCATTAGTAGCAATTGTAGATGATTGTAGATTTATCAATGAAGTGAATGCTATACAGAATGCTGGTGGTAAAGTGATATATTTAACTAGAAATTTATATGACGATAGTCATAGTAGCGAAGCGGAACTAAAGGAGTGTAATCATTTTGATGCAACTATAGATAATCAAGATTTATCTATACACGAAACCAATATTAAGCTTATTGAAATATTAGATAGCTGGGGTTGGCTAGGTAAAGAAATAATACCAAATAATAAATCAATGCTACAAAAGGTTGGTGGCATACATAAAATAAAGGAATAAAATGATTATTACATATATTCGATCATCGAGCTATAACAATTATGAATATTGTCAGATGCAGTATTTTATTACATATGTTTTGGGACATCAAAGCATATCTGGAAAGAAAGCACAGCTTGGTACGATTGTACATAAGGTTATGGAATGTTTAGCTAAATGCAAACAGGCATTACAATCCAGTAGTACAAAAAAATCTTTATCTATTAATGATGACGCGATTGGAGATCTGTCATTTACTGCCAACTCTTTATTTACTAAGTCTTTTGTAGATAAGCTTATTAGTAAAAGCTATGATCATTACACAAGTAAATGCACTCATGACTATCATTCAGCAGATCTTGCTTTCTGTAAAGACTTAGTTAAAACAGCGTTAGAATATAATGATGGACAATTTGATCCACGTAATAGAAAAATTATTGCCGCAGAACCACAATTTGATATTCCAATAGAAACTGGATGGGCTAAATACGAATATAAATTACCAAATGGTAAAATTGTTAAAGGTCAATTAGCTATTAAGGGTACTATTGATCTTGTAACAGAAGTAGATAAAGATGTGATAGAAATCATAGATTGGAAAACAGGAAAAAGACTTAATTGGGCAACAGGGGAAGAAAAAACATATGATAAATTATGTCAAGACCCACAGCTGATGTTATATAATTATGCCACATCTAAACTTTTTCCAGAATATAAACAATCAATTATGTCTATCTTCTTTATTAAAGACGGTGGACCATTTAGTATGTGTTTTGATGAACAGGATCAAAATAATTTCTTGTCCATGCTAGAATCTAGATATAAGCAAATTCAACATAATGATTTTCCTAAGCCTATTTCTAATGATAGATCTAATTTTAAATGTACTAAATTATGTCACTTCTATAAGAACAATTGGCCGGGAACAAATAAACCAATGTGCAATTATGTTGAAGATCATTTAAGAGCTTTTGGATATGATGAAACAATAGAAAAATGCACTAATGATAATTTTGATATAGGATATTATTCAGCGCCGGGTTAATTATGTTAGAAGTAAAAATTACAGAACAGATGAAAGAGCGAGCTTTTCAAAAGGCCAAAGATATGGGTAAATTGGTTAATTCTATCACTAATGGTGATGGTAATTTGGCTGGATTTTTAGGAGAAGAAATAGCCAATTCTGTTATTAATGGCACGATTAATAATACTTATGATTATGATATAATTAAAGAAGGAAAAAAATATGACGTAAAAACAAAAAGATGTACAAGTAAACCAAAAGAATATTACGAATGTTCGATAGCGGCATATAATACTAAACAAAAATGTGACACATATGTATTCGTGCGAATAGAATACAAAAATAATAACTGGGGTAGGGCTTGGATTCTAGGATATTTTCCTAAAACAGAATATTTTCAAAAGGCAAGATTTCTAAAACAGGGGGATATAGACCATAGTAATGGCTTTATTGTAAAAGCTAACTGTTATAATATGGCAATCAAGGATCTTAAACAATATGGCTGAATTACTCGACTTACATAAAGAATTTCATCTTGGTAATATGTTTACATATAACGTTGGAAAAAAATTAGCCAACTTATTATGTAATAAATTCAGAGTAATTCTAAAGTATGATAATGCAGAATTGCCAATATTTAATGATGATTTACTAAATATTGAAATAGCGACCTCAAGAGAAACACACTCTATACCTAATAATTTTTTTAGAGATGATGTTTACGCTATTTTTCAAAACTATTTTATGCTAGATAGATGGGAATATCCTATATATAATCCACTAGCATATCCAATGCCAATAGGAACATTTGTCGATTTTGATCAGTTGAAATCTATAGAAATCAAACCGATTCCAGAAAGGAAATATGATTTTTCTTTTGTGGGGCAAATACCACACACTGGTACTAGAGATTCTTTTAAAAGAAATATAGAACAATTAATATTAAAAACTGGCAAGAAGTTTAAATATGTATTAGAATTTACTAATGGTTTTAATAATGGACTATCACATACAGAATATGTTGAGCTATTAAACGACTCAAAAATAGCATTGTGTCCACCCGGCGCTTATAGCTTAGAAACATTTAGATTTTTTGAATGCATTAAAATGGGCGCAATTCCAATGGTTGAAAGATTGCCCAAGCTGTGGTATTATGAGAATGCACCATTCTTCAAGTGTAGGTGGCACGAATTAGATTTTTATTTATCAACATCTTTGAATTATCTAAATAGCACTATATCCAGAAACACATTTGAAAAATTAGCTATATATAATATGAACATACTAGATGAGCAACAACTCGCACTACATTTATATAAAGTATTACAAAATAGAAATAATATAGATAAAACAATTATACAATCAGAAATACAAAAAATAAGAAGAGAGCTAGAACAATATGTCTAATATTGCATTAAATTGTAAAACACATTTTAGTTTACTAAATGGCTTATCACAATGTGACGACTTAGCAAAGAGATGTAATGAGTATGGATATGATGGCTGTGTTATAGCAGATAAAAAAACCATATCTGGAGCAATAGAGTTTCATCAAGCCTGTAAAAAAAACAACATTAAACCAATTATAGGATGTGATTTTGGCGAATTTATATTGATTGCAAAAAATAAATCTGGATGGTTTGAACTAATGAGAATAGTTTCAGATATTGATCATATCATGCTAGAGGATATTGCTAAAACCAACAATATATTATGTATGTCTAACGATCTAAATATAGAAAAAATTTTTCTAGACAATTTTATTCAATGTAATATAAAGCAATATGCTATCTACTATGTAGATCAAAAGGACGTAGAGTGTCATCGTATTTTGTTATGTGCGGATCAGAAAACAACATTGCCAAATATAAAGAAAAAGATCAGAAACAATGAAGAATTTGAGCATATGGAATTTTTTACTAGAAATGATTTCTACTTAACTATTCCGCCAAGTGATACTATTTATCAATCAATTTCTGATAAGTTAAACATATTATGCGAGTCATATGATATAACAGAAAAACCACGACTACCAAAATTTCAATGCCCAAATGATATTAATGAAAATGATTATTTGAGGCAGTTATGTAGAATTGGGTGGATGGATAGATTAATCAAAACTGGTAAAATATTGAATGAAGATAAAAAGACGGAATATACTAATAGAATAAAACATGAACTGGATGTAATACTAAATGCAAATCTCGCCGGATATTTTCTAATTGTGCAAGATATAGTCAATGAAGTCAAGCGTAGAGGATGGTTAGCTGGTCCCGGTAGAGGTTCAGCCGCAGGGTGTCTGGTATCGTTTCTAGTAGGAATTACAGATGTGGACCCAATCCAACATGGTCTACTTTTTGAAAGATTCTACAACGAAGGTAGAAACACTAAAGACCACATCTCGTTACCAGATATTGATGTCGATGTACCAGCTGAATATAGAGATAACATTATTGACTATATCAAAACAAAATATGGACATGAAAATGTATCTCAAATGATTACATTCGGTAGACTACAAGGTAGAGCAGCATTAAAAGAGGTTTTAAGGATTAATGATGCCGTGTCATTTGCTGAAATGAATGAGATAACTAAAAGAATACCAAACGAGGCAGAAATCTCTGATCAGCTAGAATTAATGGGTGAAAAATCTATCATTAATTGGGCATTAGATAATGACGCTGAATCATTAAAGAATTGGTGCTATAAAAACGAAAATGGCACATTAGAAGGACCGCTAGCAGATATATTTAAACAGGCAATCGACATTGAGGGTACTAATAAGTCGCAAGGCAAACATGCGGCTGGAGTATTAATCTCTCAACAAAAACTTCTAGATATATGTCCAATGGTTAAAGACAAAAACGATCAAATGATAGCCGCATTTGAAATGAACGATTTAGAAAGCCAAGGACATATCAAGTTCGATATTCTTGGAATTGATTTATTAAGTAAGATCATGGAGATTATTGGAGACGAAAATGACAATAACTAAGCAAGATATTAAAGCTGTTGTTTTTGCTGGATGCGCTGTAGATTGTGGTGGTGTGTCTATATGTAACATAGAAAATCATCTCAAGAACAAATTGATATCCAGAGCAGCAAAGTACCAAGTTTGGTCAGATAAGCATCATTGTTATAATATGTATCATAATATTGATGAAGCTGTAGATAAATTTTTTGCATTAACCAGAGGAAAACTGAATGGCAAATCATAGAGATTATATTGTGTTCGACTTTGAAACTGGTGGCGCTGATCCAAATACATGTCAACCCACACAGATAGCCGCAGTAGCCATACATGCGAAGAAGTTGGAACTACAACCAAATGGAGTCTTTAATAGTGAAATTAGACCAATAATTGACGATGAAGAAGCTATTAAAGCTGGAGTAGGACCGCTTGAGGATAAGGCATTAGAGATTACCAGAAAAAATAGAGACACTTTAGCCAAAGCACCGCTACCAAAAGTTGTATGGAAAAAATTTGCAGAATTCTGTAATCAATACAATTTTAAGAAAACATCATATACCGCACCAGTAGCTGTTGGCTATAATATCATTGGATATGATATGGTTATCGTAGATCGCTTATGTAAACAATATGGACCATTTGATAAAATCAAAAATGAGCAAAAGATCTTTAATCCAATATTCAAGATAGATCTAATGAATCATATATATTGCTGGTTTGAAAATAATCACGATGTAAAAGGTTATAACATGGATTATTTAAGAGATTATTTCGGAATATCTTCAGAAAATTCACATGACGCCTTACAAGACGTTAAAGATACAGCAAATATACTGATAAAATTTCTAAAGCTACAGCGTAATCTATTAAAGAAAATCAAGTTTGAAAAAGCCTTTGCAAATAGCGAACTCTATATACAATAGACAATTAACATGAAAACATTTAACATAAATGATTTTGATGACGACGAGGTTTGGGATTTGATTTGTACTGGAAAAACCAAAGGAGTTTTTCAATTAGAATCTAATCTTGGACGACATTGGGCTAAACAGCTAAAACCTAGAAACCTATCAGAACTTGCAGCTTTGATTAGTTTAATTAGACCGGGATGTCTAAAGGCGTATGTAGATGGCAAATCTATGACGCAACATTATATTGATAGAAAACATGCCAAAGACCCAGTAACATATCCTCATGACTCATTGGAGTCAATTTTAAGTGAGACATATGGTGTATTGGTATATCAAGAACAATCCATGATGATTGCACAAAAACTAGCAGGATTTTCACTAAAAGAAGCGGATTCACTGCGTAAAGCGATTGGCAAGAAAAATGCAGCACTCATGAATGAAGTCAAAGAACAATTTATTCAAGGATCAGAAAAACTAAATATAGTCACGAAAGAGTCAGCAGAAGAAATTTTCTCTTGGATAGAAAAATCTAATAGATATGCATTTAATAAATCACATGCAGTCTCCTATGCTATCAATGCGTATTGGAGTGCGTATTGTAAAAAATGGAAACCACTAAGCTTCTATAAAACTTACCTAAATCATGCACATAGAAAGCCAGACTCACAAAAAGAAATAAAGGAATTAATCACTGATGCAAAATCAAACGATATAGATGTATATCCACCAAGGCTAGATAATCTATATACAGATTTCACAATCAAGAATGGTAAGATATTTTTTGGCTTAAATCATATTAAAAATGTTGGAGAAGCAGAGTGCAAAAAAATCCAAGAAATCAAATATAATCATGATATAACTAGATATACATGGCTAGATTGTTTGATAAATATTATTCATAGATACAACCTTAATAAGAGATCCGTTATAGCTTTAATATCTGCTGGAGCATTTAATGGTAAATATAATCTAGAACATAGAAAAAAGATGTTATATGAATATGATAGTTGGAAAT